GGACTTAATTATGAAACATCATCACCAACAGCTTATGGTGGAATCTCTGATATTAATATTACATTTAAAGGTTCAAATTATAAAGAAATAGTTGGGGTATCTACTGTTGTAGGTATCGTGACTGGAACTGGATCTGTTCTTGAACCCACTAGTAATTCTATCGGTAAAGTTCTAGCAACTAAAATTGAAAATATTGGATTTGATTATCCAACTGACTACACTATTCGTCCAACAACAAATCTTCCTGAGGTACTTCTTCTCGAATCATTGAGTTCATTTAGTGAAATTGGTGTATCCTCTGGAGGAAGAAACTATTCTATTGCTCCTAATTTAGTTGTACTTGATGGATTAACTGGAAAACACATTAATGATGTAGATTTGTCCTTTAATATTGGAGACTCTGAAGTAACGATTAGAAAAAATACCAAAGGACTTTCTAATGTTACTCCTACTATTATTCCTATAAGCAATAGTAATGGTGTTGAAATTAATGATATATCTTTTGATATGTCAACTAAAAATGTAACAGTAGGATTTAACACAGGTATTAGTGATCAATCTCCGTTTGCGGTTGGTGATAAAGTTCTTATTGAAAATGTAAGTGTGGGTGTAGGATCGACTGGAGTTGGATATAATTCAGTGGATTATGATTATCAATTATTTACATTAACAGATGTAAATATTCCTCTTGGAGGAAACGTTGGTGTCGTAACATTTAACTTGACTGGTATTATTGATGACAATCTTTTTGCTGGTAATTTTGACGCTTCTAATTCAGCGGGTAGAATTATTAATCAAAATTCCTTCCCTCAGTTCAACATTAAACTTAAAAAGAATGATTTCTTGATTGGTGAGGAAGTTGTATCTGATAGTGGAAATGGTTCTGTAGATAGTTGGAATAATAGGATTGAACTCTTAAAAGTTTCAACTTCAAGAGACTTTAAAGTTGGTGATCTTGTAAAAGGACAAACATCTGGTACTCAAGGAACTGTCAAGTCAAAAATTGATTATAATTCTGAAATTGAGACTCAATCAACGTCTATAGTTGAAAAGGGTTGGCAAAAATCTACTGGTTTCTTTAATGACAATCAGCAGAGAATACCTGATAATTTTTATTATCAAAATTTCTCATATGCTATTAAATCTAAAATACCGCTTCAAGAGTGGGACGATACTGTAAGTTCTTTAAATCACACCTCCGGTTTCTTAAAGTTTAGTGATTTAATTATTGAGTCTCCTGCTGCTGGAGCTATTGATGCCACCGCCTTTACTGATTATTCATCTAACTTATCATTAACGGTTGACATACTTCCTATTCCAACTTATGGAAGTTTTAGAGGACAAGGTGGTGGAATCAGTCTTCACTGCTATCCAGCTTATGACTTAGTTACAGAAAATTCTAAGACTGCATCTGGAAAGATTTACTCTGATAGAATATTCTTAGAGAACAGAGTTCTTACTGATTATTTTGAATCATCAGGAAATAGAGCACTTATTATTGACGACTTTAGTTCTCAATTCAATAGTGAAGAACGTCCTACTCCATTCAGTGTAGTCAAAAAATACTCTCTTGATCAAAGATCTAAAAAGATTTTTACTTTTGTCAGAGACAAACTATTTACTGGCGAAAGACAAGCCTCTTTTGTAACCGTAATTCATGACAAAACAAATGCAACAGTTAATAACTATGCAAGAGTTGATAGTGTTTTAGATCTTGGAAGTTTTGATTTTGGTATTAATGGAAGTGAGGGAGAGTTACTATTTTATCCAACTAAATTCCGCAACAACAACTATAACATTTCACTGTGTAGTTTCGATTTAGATGATAGTGTTACAGGAGTTGGTACTTTTGCTTTAGGTGAAATATGCGATATCTCTTCAACACAAGTAACAGTTCCAGCTGCAACAAAAACTACTATCGTTGGAATCGCTTCAACGTATAGATCCTCTAAAGTTCTTGTTCAGTTCACTACTAATGATGGAAGATTTGGTTACAATGAACTGAATGTAATTCATGATGGAACAACAGTTGATGCGGTTGAATATGGAGACATGATAACTGGATTCCAAGGAACTTCAACAGGACTTGGAACCTTTGGTGTCGATATGTCATCTGGTACAATAAATGTTGACTTTACACCTGCAGCTGGTTTAGCACTGACTGCAAACACAGTTAGAGTTTCAATGTCTAGCACTGAATCTGTGGGTGTTGGTACAACAATAATTGGACAATCCACAGAAAACATCGCTAGGTTAGAAACATTTAATACTTCATTATCCTCAAGTGGCACACCTGGAATACACACAATTGCTACTTATACAAATACAACAGGTGATACTGACTATAGTGCTGCTTACTACATTGTTAGTATAGAAGACACAACAAATGATCAATATCAAATGTCTGAAGTCATTGTATTGAATGACTCATCAGAGGTTTATATAACGGAGTATGGCACTGTTGAAACAGTCACTGGAATCGGAACAATTGGTGTATTACTTACATCAGATAATACACATCTCCAATATACTCCACCTGCGAGTGCAGATGTGCAAGTTCGTGTATATCAACAAGCAGTTCAGTTGGTTAGTGTTGATAATACACTTAATAATGAAATTGATTTAAACAATGCATCAATTACTGCTGGATTTGGTTTCTATCAAGGAACAGCAAGTGATATTAAGAGACAGTTTTCTTTGACTCATAAAGGACTTCCAATATTCAATAGGAATTTTGATGGAAGTAATACTACAATTACGGACACCACAACTGATAAAATAACGATACCAAATCACTTCTTTGTGACAGGAGAACCTGTAAATTATTCTGTTGGTATCGACACTCATGTTCGCATAGCGATTGAACCCACTTCTTTCACTGGAATTGGCACAACATCTTTACTGCCTACAACTACTTCAGTATTTGTTATTAAAGATAATGATTCTACAATAAGATTGGCATCATCCGCTGAAAATGCTAACAAAGCAACTCCAGTTGCTATTGGTATAACCGGTGTTGGATTTGGAACATTCCATACTTTCACACGAACTAAAGGAAATACAAAGTGTCTCATTGCTCTTGATAATTTTATACAAAATCCAATAGTATCTACTGCTACAACAACAAGTCTTAGTAAAGAAATTGTTCTTGGCGACACTATTATTGAAACTTTAGGAATCACCTCATTCTTCTCTGCTGACTTAATTCAAGTCGAAGGTGAAATTATGAAGATTAACACCATTGGTATTGGAACTACTAATGCTATTTTAGTCGATCGTGGATGGATGGGAACTGGCATCACCACTCACCCTGTCGGTGTTGCGGTGACAAAGGTAGATGGTGCTTATAATATTGTTGATAATCATATCAATTTCTACACGGCACCAAGAGGTCCAATTCCAATTGGTTCAATTACTAACCCTCCCGACGAAAGAGACTGGACAGGTATTACAACCTTCTCCAAATTCCAAGGAAGATCTTTCTTAAGATCTCAAGCTACAAATAGCACATCAGAGGCTTATGATTCAAATTATGTTTTTGATAGCATTGCTGATCAGTTTGATGCATCCACAAAAACATTTACACTTAAATCTAAAAATGAAAATGTTGCAGGATTCTCTACCAATAATGGAGTAGTTCTAATCAACGGTGTGTTCCAAGGTCCGACAGGACAATTAGCTGTTGATCAAGATTATTCACTCAGTGAAGGAAGTGGTATTAGTAGTATAACCTTCACAGGAACCGCTACATCTGTCGCTTATGATCCTAATAATGCAACAGTTCCTGTTGGTGGAGTTATTGTGTCCGTTGGTTCTACAGGCGGACTTGGATATCAACCACTGGTAGCAGCAGGTGGTACAGCAATTGTGTCCTCTGCAGGAACTATCACCTCTATTAGCATTGGTAATACAGGTTCTGGATATAGAGCTGGAATTCAAACAGTTAATGTTGGTGTTTATACTTCATCAACTAGTAGAACCGGAATTGAATTTATTGGAACCGCAGCAGTTAGCAATGGACGTGTGGTTAGTGTTGCAATAACAAATCCAGGATCTGGTTATCTTATTGGATCTGAACCAAATGTTGTTTTTGATGCACCACTTTCTTATTCAAATATTCCATTAACTTACTCTGACTCTTCTGCTTCAGGTTTCGGAACAGAAGCAACAATTGACATTGTAGTTGGACAAGGATCCAGTGTAATTGATTTTGAAGTTAGAAACTTTGGTTATGGTTACGGACAGAAACAAGTTCTCACAGTTGCCAGTGGTGGTTTAACAGGAATCCCTACAGACACTAACTTCACATTTGAAGAGTTCCAAATTACAATTGACAGAACTGATTCAGATAAATTCTCTGCATGGCATTTTGGTGAATTAGAGCGTCTTGATAACATTAATACTGAATTTAATGGTGTCAAGAGACAGTTTACGATTAAGAGAAATGGATCCCCTGTCACAATAAGAGCGGAAAAAGGATCTGTTATTGATGTTCAAGCATCTCTCATCATATTCTTAAATGATATCTTACAAGTTCCAGGAGAAGCATATACTTTCGATGGTGGAAGTGTAATTAATTTCTCTGAGGCACCAAAAGGAGTATCAGATGATGGAGCATTCTCAGGTGATACTTGTAAGATTCTCTTCTACAAAGGATCTGGAGATATTGATGTAATTTTCCGTGATGTTCTTCAAACAATTAAGGAGGGTGATGATTTAACAATAAGAGGTGATGAAACTCTTGTTCCTGGATCACTTGATCAAGATGCAAGATTGGTATCTGAAATTCTTTCTTCAGATACTGTGAAAACAAATGCATATTATGGACGTGGAATTGACTCCAATCCTGATCATGCTAGAACAGTAACTTGGTGTAAACAAACTGTTGATAAAGTTATCAACGGCAAAATTGTTAGTAAGTCAAGAGAACTTAATGAGGCACTAATTAATCCAAGAACTAATATCATTCAATCAGTTGGTGTTGGTTCAACAATGGTGTTTGTAGAAAGCGTTATTCCTTTCTTTAATCCAGATGATGAAAATCAGACTACTAAGAATGTTCAAACCATTAGTCTTGTTTCACAAAATAATATTGTAGCGGCAGCTGCTACAGCGGTTGTATCTGTTGCAAATACAGTAGAATCGATCACAATTGGATATGGTGGCACGGGTTATACATCTGCACCCTCAGTCACGATTGAAACCCCTGTAGGACTTGGAACGACTGCTAGAGCGACTGCAACCGCGACACTAACTGGTGATACGGTTTCATCTATAACTGTCTCAACTCCAGGTGTTGGTTACACAAGAACATCAGTTCCACAGGTATTAATTGAAGCACCAAAATTAATTAAGGAGACGAATGAAACCGACTTATATCAAGGTGATTTTGGTGACATTGTTGGACTTACTTCAACATCTGTAGGAGTTGCATCTACTGGATTTGTTATGGATTTCTTTATTCCTATCAATTCTTTCTTAAGAGACACTAAAGTAGTTGGTGCTGCTGTGACATTAAGTGACATTTCAGTTGGTGATTACTTTACAGTGAAAAACAGTAATGTTGGTAGTGGAGTTACATCACTTTATCAACCAGGTGGAACACTGGGTGTCACAACTCAATTCATTGACTCTGTGTTTGAGGTTGCAGCAGTATCCGTTGCAACAACAGCGGTTGCTGGAGTTGGTATTACTTACGTAAAGAGAGTTACTGTTAGTGTTGAAGATCTTGGTGATATTACTGGAATTGGACTAACTGAGTTCTACGGTGAGTTCTCCTGGGGTAAAATCACTCTTGGATCTAGAACCAATGCTGCTGCATTTGATGCATATCTACTTAATGGAACCTCTGGTATCGCCACAGGTGGTGTTATCAACAGAGTTGAACCCCTCAAGTTTGTTGGATACTCTACAACATAACTGATAAATAAGTAAAAAACTACGCAAAAATGGCTGCGATTATAACTGATCAACTTCGTATTTTAAATGCAAAAGATTTTATTGCTAGTGTTGCGTCCACTAGCAATTCTTTCTATTCATTTGTGGGATTACCAAATCCTACGGATGTTGATGCTAGTTGGGATAGCAGTCCTCCAGATCCCAGAGATAGTTTTGATGAGGAGAACAATTATTGGGATACAATGATTGCTCTCAAAAAAATTGATGCAGATGATGTAAAACAAGTAATCAGAAAAGTTACTTGGAAATCTGGTACAACGTATGATATGTACCGAAATGACATAAAGGCGGAAAATCCCTCAAAACCATCAAACGCTGTTAGTTTATACGAGGCAAATTATTATGTGATGAACTCTGATTATAGAGTTTATATTTGCCTTCAAAATGGATCTAATCCTGAGAATCCAAGTGGAAGAGCATCACTCGATGAACCCACCTTTACTGACTTAGAACCAAGGGAAGCAGGTACAAGTGGAGATGGTTACGTTTGGAAATATCTTTATACTATCAAACC